CAGTGGCATCAAATTAAGATTGCCTGTTTCTCGAGCAGAGCCAAATGTTTCTCTTCGAACGAGTTCCATGAACTGCGCTCTATTTAAATTTAAGTCGCCGCCATATGTTTTATCGCCAACGTTAATCGATCCATCCTTATTGACGGTAGCATTTACCACACCCTTCTTTGAGGGTATTTTAATGGTGACGGGAGCCTCTCCCCCTTTGCCTATCAGAAAAGTATTCAAGTCACGAAACAGTTGTCTTCCTGTGGTTTCATCTCCTGTGACATTGGCAATGAGATCGCCAATGTATGCTGTTCCCACTGTAAAAGGAGAGAAGCCTGCGGTGATTGCTAAATTCGTTCCTGTCGATAGATAGCCTAAGGCTTTCAGAGCGTTCTTTGCAATGGGGTCATCGGCAAAATCCTCATCGAGTTGTTTTAATCCTTCGCTGTGTACATCCATAATTCCTTTGAATGCGTTACCCAACTCTTTAATATTTTTTTCGGTAATATCAAATCGACCTCTATCACCCGCCTCTTTCGATAAATCTATTTTAGATGTGTCCGTGAAAAAGGGAAGCTTGTCTAAGAACGACTGCTCGCTGACCGCTGTCTGCGGATACACTGCCTCTCCCTCAGGTACACCTGGCGCTTCGGGAATGAAGAGAGACTCTAGTCCTCTCATCGGTACGTCATCCACTTGTCGATATGTCGGCGCTGCTTCCGCCGAAAAATTTAGCATATCTGAAATTAATGCATCATCTATTATAAACTTAGAAGCCATTAAAACAAGTCCCTTGAGCTACCTTGAGTAGGTTTATCCGTTGATCGCGATCTACCTATCATATCACTAAACATTTTTGAAAACTGGTCTGCCTCTTCGGTAGTATCGAAAGATAAAAAATCTCCCATTTGAATAGTATAACTTACGGGATCAATCCCCTCTTCGCGAAGATTAACTAACTTACCATCAATCATTCGAATTGTCGGATAGAGAACTATTTTTCCATCGACCTCACTATACTCTGTTCGAACGGTTTGATTATCCAACATTGGTGTCGAAGGGTCTAGCGCCCTTTTTACCCACTCAGCGTTTTGTATGTTTTCCATCTAGTCACCTTCCACTGTCCGCGGTTCGCTCTTCATATCATCCTGAACGATTAGACCGCGATCCTGTTGAATGCCTAGCTTATCATAGTTTTGTAAAACTTTAATTAATTCTTCTTTGCTCATACTATCGAGTGAGTTCTCCGCTTGCGCTTTATTATCGTAGAAGCCTGCCACCCGACCGCGGTTCACCTCTGCATTAACGGCGGCAGAGTAGTGCTTACCCTCGAGTGCCGCTTCGCGGATATCTTTCAGCGATGAGAGGTGCGATGCCATCGAAACGCCAGCCGTCTCATACAAATCTTGTTTTAATTCGTTAACTGCCTCCACAACAAAGGGGCTTATTTGAGGATTAAGTAATTCGTGGGCAGTTTGTCTTGCCCTATCCTTCGAGTATCCCGCTTGGCGTGCAGCCTCCGCCGCAGATATTTTACCTGTCAGCGTTCCCTGAACATAGTTTGTCACAAACAGCATTTGCTTGGGGGTTAATTTTTGTTTTAGTCTCCTGTCTTCAGGATTAATTAATTTTTTAGTAGTACTCATATTTGTCATGTCTCACTGGTTCATCAATATCCTCATCATCATCGTATAATTTGACGAAGTTTCCTTCTCGATATCTTATCAGAGCTAATGTAGTCGCGTCAACTAAGTCATCGTGCTCTCCATAAGGAAAAGACGCGAGTTCCTCTTGTAAATCTACCGCCCAACTGTCATCGGTCCGCCAAACGTGACCCGCTTCAAAGATAGGGGAGACTGTATTTAAGCGAACATGTTTGTCCATACCGCGGTTCGGTGAAAATGCGGTTGCATAAACACCAAATCGTCTAAGCTCATGTATCAAGGGTGTCCCTGACGCCTTTGCCTCAATGATTACACTGTCAGGATCAAATTTTTGTAATTGTTGCTTGGCAACCTGCTTTAATTCAGGAAAATCCCATCTACCTTTAGTGGATGCAAGTAATATTAAATGCGTTTCGGGTCCTTCGTCTGGATGAAAGATACCCCAAGTGGTGATTGCAGAGTAGTCAGCGGTTTCTTTTTTAGAAAATGCAGTGTCATAGCTTTGAATAATGAAAGCGCACTCTGGTGGATGAGGTTTTTCCCAAATATTCCACCACTCACGTTTAATAATACTGGTTCCATCATAGGTGGGGTTTTGTTGCCACTGGGCATTCCACTTACTTGGTACTAGAGAAGCTTTAACTTTATCTAATTCCTCTAGTTTCCAGTACTGAGGCCAAATGGGTTTACGTTTTTCTTCATCATCATCCTCTAAGATAGCAGGAAACTCTATAACTTCCCACTTATCTGCCTTTGGCTCTGCCATTTTCTTAACCAAGTTAGCAGTTAAGTCTTTTTGAGACCAACGTGTCATCACAATTGCAATTGATCCACCAGGTTGTAAACGCTGTCGAGGACCTGAGGTATACCATTCGTATGCATTTTCCATTGCAGTCGAGGATAACGCATCCTGTTCACTATGTGGATCGTCAATAATCAATAAATCCGCACCACGACCAGTAATAGCACCACCAACACCAGCCGCAAAATACTCACCACCATGATTTGTTTCCCATCTACCCGCAGCTTGGTTGTCCGTTCGTAGAGTTACATTAGGAAAGATGCGTTTATATTCTTTAGTGTTCATTAAGTTTCTTATTTTTCTACCAAACCTGACGGCAAGCTCACCTGTGTGCGTTGCCTGAATAATTTTTAATCTAGGATTAAGTCCCATCATCCATGCTGGGAACAGATAACTAGCAAACTCGGACTTTGTGTGTCTTGGGGGCATATTAATAATCAATCTCTGCGCCTTATCCGCTGAAAATTTTTGAAATTGTTCAGAGGTTCTTAAATGATGGGGTCCTTCTACGAACTCTGGCCATACCGCCTTTACAAAACTCATGAAATTTGCTCTAGCAAATTCTTGTTCTTGCTTTTGACGAAGTAAAACCATCGCCTTTAATTGTTGTGTATCTAAGTTTTTATAATCCATGTGTAAATTTTGTTCCATCAGTGTGAATATGTTGCAAACCCTAGCCGAGCGCATATTTTTTTGGGGCTATATTTTTGGGGGTGGGGCAAATTTTTTTTGATCCTCAGTTTCATTTTCTCTAAGTACCTAAGCATCGGATCGCGTAAAGCTGAGATTGTTGCATAATCTATATTATCAGCCAACAAAACTCTATATTTTTCAACGTTTTTCGCGTTTCGCGGATCGATGTGTCTATATTTAGTGGTCATCATTTAAAATTTCGCGGATCGGTTGCCACGTTTCACCCAATGAAACATCGGTCAGCGGTGAGTGGTCAGCATTTTGCTGCAAGAAGTTCAAAAAGATCGATCTGTACAGAAAAATTCTTCTCTCTTTGAGAGAGCGTTGCAAGATAAATAGATTACCAAATATCTGACAGTATTTATGATGGAATGATTTTTGATGCGGTCTTAAGTTTTGTATCAATTTATCACGTTCACAAACCTTACATTCGATAAATAAAGCGTGTCTATTTTTATTAAACAAAATCATATCAGGAAACCCATTAATAGTAGTTGTTTCAATGCGAATAGGATTAAAATCAGGTAGTTTATCCTTCACCATTTTATATAAATTCTTTTCTCTACTCATAAAAAATATAGCGTGACACAATTATTAATATTTTTAATTCAGAATGCAATTATTAGTACTATAAGTTTTTTCAGAAATATTATTAATAATAATAATTTTTCTAAATTTTTCTCCAATTACCTAGTACCAACGCTCAAACCCTTCACACTATCACACTTCTAAAAACAAGTAGTGTGATGGTAAAATGCTATATAACTCAATACTAATAACTCATTCTTCACACTATCACACTTGTTTAAAAATAATTTTCTTTCTTAAAAAATATTTTTTCAAAAAACTTATAGTACTGTGAAGAGTGTGAAGTTCTTATAATAATTTATCTAATAGAAATAAAATTAATTATCCATTAATAATTAATAATGATTATAGATTTAAAGAAATACAAAAAAGAAAAACTAAGCGAAGACCAAAAAACAAAAGTAGTTAATATTGCATTTCAAATAGATGAAGATGACATTGATGTTATTGGATCAAGCGGAATGTTTTTTGTCACCAACGTTCCGCTGATCGTGGATCGCTTAGAAAGTAAATTGGAACAACAAATATTTTTAAAGAACATCGGAGAATCCCTC